ACTGGATTTGCACCAGAAATTTTTTCTACGAGTATATTTTTTGTAATGAAATATGAGTTTGATGATGGGGAAATAGTATAATCTTGTGGTTTTATGATTTCAATATCTGCACCATACAAAATTTTAAATAATAACTTATATGATAAGTCTGTTCCTTTAGACTTATATAAATCTTTAATTTTGTAAACTACGTTCTCAATAGAAATATCTTTGTAAAAATCTCTAGATTCAAATCCAGGTAAAAACTCATATTTAAAATTTTCAAAAAATTTAATTAAGAATAAATTACTTAAATTTTTAACTACACTAGTATCGGAATGTTCGGAAGTTTTAGTTGATGAAAAGACTAAAAATTCTGGATTATCTAAAGATTCAAGATTTTCAACTCCACTAAACCCTCGAATACAATTTTGGAAAGAGGTTTCAGTTTTAGACAAATAAGTAATAATTTCATCATTAATTTTTAACAATCCATATGAGTCTGGCCAACCTGCAGTAGACTCAACATTTATAACATCATCAAAAGATAGAACATCAGAGGTTAAAGTAGTTTCTTCAGTTAACTCTACATTATTAAATGCTTTAGAATTTTTATATTTTACAATATTCGAAATAATATCAATCGATCCAGATTGATACTCCAACGAATGGTAATATTGTCTAAGAAAATCCGAGAAAAGAGGAGATTCTATAGACAAGAATTCTGGAATTTGTGTGCCAATGATCGAGCTGATTTTTACTCTTTTGATTTCTGACATTTTATCTAGTATACTTTCCGTTTAAATAACTTGATGTGACTACATATTGAGTAGCAGAAGAATTTTCACCAGAACTTACAACATCTTCTATAATATTTACCATAGATTTTTGAACATCTAATTGTAAATATAAATCTTGAAGTCCTATGATATCATTTGATTCTGGGATGGCTTGAACTTCTACAAATCCATTCGCCAATACAGATGACGTTATATTAACAACATCTAAAAGAATTTCTCCTCTTTTGTAATTGATTGTGCCTGCATTGTTTTTTATAATTACTGGAAGATTATTTTCCAATTTAAAGAAGAATATAATTCCAGTAGTTTTGTCTTTACTTGATGTAGAGTCTGCCATGTAAATTACATCAGATACTCCATTAATAAAAAATCCGGTGGACTTTACTGAATATCCCCCAGTTTTAATATGTATTTGATTTCCAAAACAAAGTTCATAAGTTGCAAAAGTATTTAATTCTGGATTCAAATCCCTCCTCATCTTAATTTTTGTTATGTTAGATGTAATAGATTTATCGCAATCATCTATAAGACCAACAACTTTACTATATTTAAATCTACCACCAAAACTATTAACATCCTTAGAGTTGGAGTATGCAGTTAGAGTATCAACTACCTTTGTTTTAACTATTTCTGGATTACTTAGTCGATTAACATTATAATAGACTGATGTATCCAATTCCACATACAAATAAGATAAGTCAACTATCTCTGGTTTAATACCAGCAATTGAATACTTCTTAATTGTATTTAAGATATTTTGTTTAGTGATCTGTGATAAAAATGTTCCATTTCTTGGTTTAATGGATATAAAAACCTTTCCATATTCTGGTGGATCCAATTCATCTCCACCGTAAGAATTTACAGATTCTACATTAGGATAAATGTATGGAATGAGAGATTTATAATCATTTGCAGTTACTGCTCTATATTGAGATGCATAAACTTTTGGAGCAAAATACTTAATGGAATCTATTGGTTCTATATCATCACCATTTTCTGATTTTAATTGAGTTAGAACTAATGAAATTCCAGTGGTTACATCAAGTAAATTATTATCTTTTAATCTACCAGAGAAGGTAAAGTTTGTAGCTCCATTACCTAAAGATCCATTCGTAATAATATAACTAATTTCTATTCTGCTACCATTGGATGGTTTTTTACCTATAATATCATCTCCAAATCTAATTTCATATTTTGAATCAGCTACTTCCTGAATTAGGAAAATTCTAGAATCTTTTCCGATATTTAATAACGTGTCGTATTGATTATATGTTTCAGTTACTTGATTGGTAACTTTAACTCTAATTGTAGTTGTATCTACTCCAATGTTTGGAAGAATAAATCTTTGATTTGGTTGAGATTCATCTACTATAAATGTACTTGTTAAGTATATACCTTCGTAAATTTGTAAATTATCAAATAAAGCAATTCCATCGGTATCGACGGGAGTAATAATATCTTCAGGTATTGAAAAAATATAATTTCCATTGGTTACTGCACCAAGAGCTACTTGTCCAGCGAGTAACTTAACACTTTTAGCGTTTGTTTGACTCATATCAACGCTAAAGTTGATTAAAGCCCTAGAAGATCTTTTCGATCTTGGCAAGTAACCAATGTTTCTAGATAGTGAAACTACGTTTTCCCTAAGAGTCGCACTATCCAGAAACATTTCATTAACTGCCATGTTTGAATTATAGGCAGTTATGTAACTATTATACGCTAATAGATCAATTAAAACTGAAAAATTAGAACCTTCAAAATCAAAATCAGTAAACTGGCTGTTTACGCGCAAATAGTCTTTGATCTGAGTCCTAAGATCACCGAAATCTAAATTTGTAAATTGATTGAATGACATTAGACTCTAGTTGGTTGTAGTATGAAGTCTACAGTTTGAGTTGGAGAAGGAATGCCAATAATGGTATAAGCTATTCTTACATTAACTTCATTGGAATCATCAGGATATGTAACCAAAACAGAGGATAAAGAAATCCTAGGTTCAAAGTTTTTCAATAAAGTTGTTATACTTAACTCCATAGAATATGCCATCTCTGGAGTTTGCAACTCAAACATAGAATTTTCAACTTTAGATCCCAAAAGTGGGTTAAAAAATCTTTCACCTATTTTAGTTCTAACTAAGTTGATAACAGATTTTTTAACCGCATCATCATCATTAATTGAAAGAATATCATTAGTCACCGGATTCCTAACAAAAGAAAGACTTATATCTTTAAATTTGCGAGAAATCCTAATCATTACTCAAACTAAGGGTATTTATTATATGTATACGACCTTTTACCACTTTTTACCGTAAGTTGGCTCAGTGCCATATTCCCAATCATCGTAATCTTCAGCATTACGAATTTTTTCATGAAGGTCTGTTTGTTTTTTTAAATCATGATGAGGTGCTGAATCATGCATGACTTCTTGAATGACTCTTTTTTGAGGATTTGCCCCATAATCTGTAACCAATTTTGTGGTTCCCCACATTTTATGCATGTAATTTGAGTCTCTATCTACGGATAAGTTTGACATTTTAGCTCCTGATTTGAAAAATCAGAACTTTTTACGGGGTTGCTATCCCGAAATGTCAAAAATTTTTAATTTTACTCGTCTTCTGTGGTTTTTTCTGCGTATTTGAGGTCATCTCCAAGAATTTCTTTAAGATATTCTTCAGTCCAATAAGTATAATATTCCGTTTGCATCAATTTTTTACGAATTCCACTCAATTTTTTCTTGGATTGGCACAAAATTAAGTTATATTTCTCATTATTTGTCTTTACTCCACTTATAAAAGTATCTCTAGAGGACAAATCTTCGAAAAATTTGTAATATTGAAACTTTTCATTGTAATGTGAGACCCATGTTTGAACTTGATCAGGTCTCCAGAAGTCCTCAATAATAAAAATGATGACATCATGACCTGGTTCAGGCACAATGTCATCAATACTGGTCTCTACAATTAAAGTTTTTGAATTTTGAGCATATGGACAAACTGCAAATCCACCTAATTCAGGTCGATTCTTGGAGACTTCTCCAATCCATTTGCGAATATATGCTTCTTTTTCTGACATATCATCCTGCAGCGAGTGGAGAAGCAGGATTTGGTTTGGAAGGTGCAACTGTTCCTGCGTTTGCAGCTACATCATAACCAAAAACATTTGCAGTTTCTGGTGCTGCTGCAGGAGCATCTGCCTCGGATGGACCTACTTTTGGTGTTGTTTCAGACATCTCTTTAAAAAATTATTGCTGAAATTATTTAGACTCTTTCATTTACTTTTATTTGCCTTGTCCACGATATGGTTTCCTAGCCTTATTGCGACTAGTTGCGGCATATTTAGTTCCATTTCCCATCCCCTGTCGAGTGAGTTTTGGTTTTCCGGGAATATAACCAGTATTCTTATTCAACCCACCTTTTACTTTTACTGCCATTTTTAATACCTCACGATTGGTTTAGTTTATGCGCCGAAATTGACTTCGAACGCGCTAGAAATCAGATAATCAGAGAATACGAGTCTTTTCGTGACCCACACGAATCTTCGGATCACACCAGATCTCAAAGCCTGCTTCTTTAGCATCAAGACAGAATGATACGTCTTCGCCACACATATCTTGAACTTCCCCAGAGTCAAATACTTGCATCTTAGGCGCGAACCAGGGGTACTCCAGAGACTCGAAAACACCATGCTTGATAAGTACCCACCCAAACCCAGTATAGTCCACTGTGAAGGGTTTCCGGCGCTTACTCATGGTCTCACCGGTCTCATGGTTCATGACTCCACCATTGTTCTTAAAGTCATCTTCTTCAAGCCAATGAGCAACAGAGGTCGTATGGCCATCTTCAGTCATATACCAACCAGCTGCAATATCCTTATCCATTGCAACGAGACGATAGAACTTCTCGGTATCAAACACAATATCATTATCAATCCAGAGTTGATAATCGTACTTCAGTTTACCATCCCAGGGAATCTGTTTTGGACCACGAAGAACATTTGCTCCAAGAACTTTGCAACGTGCAAAGTTAACCATAGAAGAATAATCTTGGGAGATTTGAATACTTGCACCATTTTGGACAAGATCAAAACAAAGTTGTACAAATGATTTTAGAAAAGTATAAGAACAACCACGACCAGGAAGACAGAAGATAATTGATTTGCCGCGAATCGTCTCTTTCACAGCTTCAATATCAAACTCATCCTCAGTCTTTTTTGGAGTTGGTGCTGTAGCTTTAATTGTAAATCCTTTAGACATAAAATTAGAATTGCAACGTTATCATTCTACCACCACAAGTCAATTCATGCAATGGTTTCTGGTGTATTTAGAAGAAAAATTTAAATGCAATCTTCTTCAATTTTAGCCAATAAATCTTCAATTTCATTTTTGAGAGATGCATTAATCACTAGAATCTTATCAGTATCTAAACGATGCTGAAGACAATCAATTAATAGATCTTTTTCTTGGTAATCTAATTTGAGATCCATATATTCCTCTATTATATCCATTTTCAAAAATTATATATGATTTTTAATTATTCTCCAATATATCTAGCAATAGATCCAACGTATCTACCTGGTTTAATGATATCTTTTGTAACATTGCTAAATGCACCTATTGTCACATGATTAGTAATACTTATATTATTAATTGTAGAAGACTTAAATCCGAAGGTACAATATTCTCCAATAAATGTTCTTCCTGCAAGTAACGTTCCACCATGTATCACAGAACCTTTACCTATTTCGCCATGGTGTGAAAGTAGACAATAACATTCGATCCAACAATGATTTTTAACTTCAGAGTGATATGTTGCAGTACTAAACGCGCCTATGAACACTCCCTTACCTATCTTACATGAATCAAAAAGGACAGAAGAATCATGTATATAAGTCACACAATCCAAATCCAAATCATCAATCATATCACAGACTACTTTCCTCAGATTCATATCCAAAGAAAATCCAACAAAATATTGATAATCAGATTTATTTTTTAATTCTAAAAATACTTCAGTCATTGAAGACTGTGAATAACCAATAATTTTAATTGGTTTATTATTTTCAATAATCATCTATTTTTTCGTAAAAGAAACTCCAAAATGTGTTAAAGACTTTTTAATTTTTTCATGATTAAAGATTTTTTGATACTCTCCATCATGAATAATATCATTCATTTTATCACAATTATCTTGAAATCTTTTTTCATTATCATACCATAGTTCTCTGATATTTGTTGAACCATCTAATAGATGTCGATTTCGATCAATTGCAGCTCCAAGTCTTTCAAAGTGATCTTCAATTTCATCATAACTATGATCAACAATATCTTCAAAGATATCTACATCAAAAAGTTTTTTCATCTCTTTAGACATTCCAACTCCATTAATATAAATTGGAAAGTTTTTGCCGTAGATAGATTGCATTTCTTTTTCACTTAGAACTGGTGTTCTCTCAAAGAACATTGTTCCGGTTATAATTTCAACTCCAATTCTTTCATAGATTGGTAATAGATTAGTGTTATAATTATGTGATACTCTTAGATCATTTTGATCGAATTTAGCTATTTTTACTCGATTAAATTCTTTCGATTTAAATTTAACTAATCCTTTCGCAAAACTACTTCGAAGTTGATAACTCGGTATCTTTGTGATGTTTCTGTATTGATCATATCTTGCAAGTGGTGGAGTATCCATATCAAAAGAAAAGAAACCATTCTGATGGTAATCTGTTGATAACAAATAACAAATAGTTAACACTCGATGTAGTTTTGTATTCGAGTTAAATGATACCCATCTATTTGTTAGATCTCTCTTTTCGCAAGGAGTCCAATCTTCAGAAAAACTTGTAGGTATAAAAGTATCCAAATATAAATTTGGAATTTCTACTTCTCTTTGAAGATTTAAATGCGGACAAGAAACTATAAAGTTTTGCTCCGGATGATCCTCGCAAAATTTAATAAGACTTTCAATATCAACATTATCTTCCGTATTAATTATAGTGTCGATGATGTTTAAAATTACAACTCGACTCTTAAAGTCAATTCGATATAAGTCATCAAAACTTGTTGCTTCACCATAAGGAGAAAAAACAAATTGATAACATTCAATCTCCTCATCAACTTCATGTTCATCAAAAAACCCTTCAAGCATTTGGTTAAAAGGTACGCCCGGAATTGAAGATAATGTTTTAATTTCCATCTTAGTTAAAAATGTTTTTGATAGACTTCTTCTTCATTTGATAATCTCATAGTAAGTAAAATTCTTGGTAGGTTATCATTTAAAATCTCAACTCCATGAAGTTGCTTGACATTGTTCAATGTCGGAACATCTAAAATATATCTATCAATTTCATGACAATCATTCGAATCAAAACTCCAACCAGATACTCCCGACTTATATGAATTAAATACTGCCTCTACATTCTCATGATTCTTTTCATAGAAAATCGTTGCTGCGCTCTCTCCATTTAAAATTGGCCAGTGCAGTCGAATTCTTCGTTTTATTGAATTATCTCCATCTGTATGTATTGGAATCTGGTCAATACCGTCGATGTATACCAAGGCCATTAGAATAACTTCACTACCAAGTTCTCTTCGAATGCCTTCGAATAATTCAGGAATATCTTCTTTAAATTTTTTAAGGTTCTCGTCAGATACAAAATTAAAAGAAACTTTCTCAGAAAATTTTTCCTCAGATGCCTTCACATCCTCAGTTACAAACTTTGTGATATATGAAACTATTTTATCCTGTATTTGTTGGAAATCATCAATATTCAATTTCTTATAAAACATCTCAATCGACCTAAAAAAGTATTTATGGCCGGCAAAAAAAAATTTTGATTACTTGAAGCTTTATGAGCGCTTTTTGGGGTCGTTATAGATTAGGGTAGTGAGCGGTTTTTGAAACGGGGGGCCACCGCGCCCCGCGCCGACACAAACCGCACGCCACATAACTGCTCAAACTGTCATAAGTACACGACAACCGCTGCTCCTTCTCTCACGAATTCGTGCCCCCCTCCAACTGCTCATAAGCCTCAGAGGGGGACACACTTCGAACACCTCAGCCACTGGTCTTGAAGTAAGCAGCATCATTGCCCTGAATCACAGCATTCTGTGCATGTGTGGCATGTCCGCTGTATGCTTGACCACGACGGTTAGTGTTAGTCCGAGGGCCATTCGTGCGGCTCATGAGTAGTTCAGATTTCCGAGCCTTACGAGTAGGCAGAACGGTGTACTTAATGCTACCCTGAGTGTCAGCAATCAGAAGGTCAAGCTTAGAGGCGGTTGCAACGTTGATCATGATGTTGTTAGTGAGTGAACGAATGAAAAGTGTTAACGAAGCTCAGAGATCTTGAAGCATTTGGTTCATCTCAATGCGGTTAATCTTACGATCATTCCACTTCACACCGTCAGGAGTTTCTTTCAGTCCACACTCTTCAAGAAGGGTAAACATCAGAGCACTGTAACTGGAATACAGACGAGCAAGGTTATACAGACCCTCATCATTCTGCAACCACAGAGCAACATTCCAGGTCTCGTAGTTAGCGTAACCGTTGTAGCTGGTTTGAGTAGCAGTGGTCATGAGCTTTCTGGTTGAGTGTGTTGGAGGTCTCTTCCCCTCCGATATGGCTAAGATATCCCATCTGGCTCCCCTCTGGCACCATCCGTAGACGATTTCTTAACTGTCCACTGTGTCTCTGGATCTCAGCAATCTATGGTAGGCTCATGATCCTCTGTGGCTTGAGCTTTACTTAAGCGGCTTAAGTAAGCTTAAGCACTCGATCACTTCTGAACCTCCACAGAGTTATTATAAGGCTTTTGAAGGCTTATGTCAAGCTCCGAGATGTGGGGGACTTAGAGTGCTCATAAGGCTGTGGAGAATGCTTATGTTTTCCACAGCTTTTTCCACAGGTAAGTATAAAGTTTTCCACAGCCCTTTTGTATAAGAACTCAGTGGCAATCTGCGATCTTGTGATAACCTGTGGAAAACTTTTGGTCTTATGTATCACGAACTGCCGGAGGGGGGAAGTGTTCAAATTGTCAAGGTTCTGGGAGTTACTTTGTGTGGGTCCGGATACTTATGTCGGGGTGCCATTGACATTTTAGCGGTCGTGTGATAGCCTGCACCCTAAGATCACAAGGTCTCAGAGGCTTTAAATGACGCTAACACAAGGTCTCAGAGGCTTTTCAAGGGTGTTAACAAGGTCTCAGAGGGCTTTCAAACCCCCATAAGCACAAGGCTC